CGCGCCGTTGGTCGAGGTCGAGTCCAGGCCCAGCCCGAACCGGGCGATCGAGAGCCGACCAGCGGTACCAGCCCCGTCGACTGCCTGTCGCAGCATGATCAGCAGGGGGCTAGACGTCCATGCGCCAGGCGATGCCGAGTGGTCGAACACCGAGCCATCCGGAAACGTCAGGTACACGTGGTCACCGAGCCCGGTCGGACCGGGGTCAACGGTGATCTTCCATGTAGTGGCGCCACAATCGATGGTCATCTCGATAGTGGTGTCTTGTCCGGCGAAGTTCAGCATCATGCCGACGTCCCACGAACCCACGTACTGGCCTCGCATGTCGACCTGGAAGAAGATCTCGTCCCCAGGAAGCATGGACACCACGTTGGGCAGCCACGGGGCCACCTGGCCTAGTTGGGCCAGCTTCTCCGGGGATCTGCCGGTGGTGAGGATTCCTGGGTACGGGCCAACATCGGGCGAGAACTGACCGCCTGACGCGCGGTCCTCCAACGGCCAGTAGTTCGTCAGCGTCGGCGCCCCGGTGTGCTGATTCATCCACTGCCGGAACGCACTGCGTGGACGGGGTTTGCTCAGTTCCAGCCTGCGCAAGATCCCGGCAGCCTCGATCGGCACGCGCCGATCAGAGCCGTTCGCGTTGCTCCTGGGTTGCCACGCGGCAATCTCGCCGTAGAACCGGTAGTGCCAGGAGTACGGGCCTGCCTTCGCCGAGATCCGCACTGGCGCGTTGCGCACAAGCAGCCCGTAGTAGGGGCCTGGTGCATAGCGCGGGTTGTACCGCTGGTCAGCATTGTTCAGCGTGAACCTTGCCCGCTGGGGTGTCCACGTATTGGCCTGGTCAGACCGGCCACGGGTAATCACGCATGGCGGGTTTTGGCGTACATCCGCCGTGACGTCCACCCACACGCCACCTAGCTGGATCTCGTATTTGTACTGCATGGTCGCCACGACTTCACCCCCTATTCGAACGTGATATCGCCGTCGTTAATCATCTTCTGAAGCAACCTCGCCAGCGCCGAATCGGTGTCGCCTTTGAAATTCACGGTGCTGCCACCGTCATTACCGGCCTGGCCGCGGGGAACAACGCGCTCACCGGCCTGGAGAATGCGGATCTGCTCAGAGCCGAGCATTCCTGGAACGACACCACCCGTGTGGTTGCGCCCGAGAGAGCCACCACTACGAACAATCGTGCTGGCGCCCACGCCCTGCTTGAATTTGCCGAGCTGATTTGACAGGCCGAGCGCTTCCTTGAAGTCGCCGATCAGGTTGCCTACCCACCCGAGGGCACCCTTGATCGCGTTGACCAGCCAGCCGACCGCGCCTGAGAGCGCCCGGAATACGGCTTCACCGACTGACCACATTGTCTTGAAGATGCTGACAATGACGTTAATGACACCAACGATGATATCCTTGGCTGTCGTGAACGTACCCTTGATGACTTCCCACGCAACCTTGATCGCGTTTCGGAAACCTTCGTTAGTGTTCCACAGCAGGATGATTCCGGCGACCAACCCGGCAATGAGCGAGATCACCAGAATGATGGGGTTCGCGTTGAGTGCTGCGTTAAGCGCCCAAATTCCGGCCGTGATAGCAGCGAACGCGATGACAATGCCCTGATGCTTACTGGCCCAACCTAGGAAGTCGGTCAGAAGCCCCAGCAACTTATCGAGCAAAGGCAGTACCGCGGTTCCTAGATCCTCCTGGAAATTGCCCCAGGTGACTGCCATCTTGTCGCCGGCCGAGGCTGTGGCCTCAGCAGTTCCCCCGACCTGCCTTTCCAGCTCGCCAAGGATTATCTTCTGCGCGCCGAGCAGATCTCCCGCCTCTACCATGGCGGCAATCTGGTCCTTCTGAGCCTGCGTGAATGTCACGCCAGCCTTGCCCAGTGCAGCAATGCCCTTGATCGGGTCATTCAATGCCTTGCCGAGCATCTTGGCCGCGGCGTCAGCGTCGCCAAAACCCTTTGCTGAGAGATCCTGCGCGGCGATTAGCGCGCGGTCGAACACGTTGTTGTTCTCGCCAACAGCGTTCTTGATATTGGAGAACGTGAGCAACAGGTTCGCCGACGTCTGAATGAGTTCGTCGTCTACGCCGATCTTCTCGGAGATCTTCTGTGACAGCTCACCGATAGCCTCAGCAGAAGTCCAGCTCTCGGCGCCGATAGTCTTGATACCCTGCGCCGTTGAACGGGAGACTTCTTCGGCCTCGCGCGCTTCCTCAACCATGCCCCCGAGGAAGTCTGTCACGCGCCCAATGGCAGCCTGAGAGAAGCTGGCAATCATGTTCCCCGCGGCGACCTTGAAGGCGCCCGACATGAATCCCGTCGCCTTGTCGGTCTTGGTGACCATGTCGGAGGACGAGCGACCGACTGCCGTCTCCATGTCCTTGGAAGCCCGGCCAACGTTCTCCATCGCCTTGGTGAGCTTCTTCTCATCACCAGCGAATTCCAACGTGACGGTGTTCTTGCCGGACATCAGTCCACCGCCAATCCCGAGTCTTCGATTACCTTGGTCAGACCCTCTTCCAGGGACTCGGCAACCGCGTCGCGGTTCCGGTTGAATGCCGGATACAGGATGCGGCCCGACTTGACGAACTCCCTCTGTGTCGCACCGTTCCGGCCGACGTTGCCGCCGTAGTCGATAAAGCCCGCGTAGGGCACCTTGGCGCCACCCTCCCTAACCCTCGCAGAGGTGCGCGTAGAAGATGCCTTAATCGACGCTGAGAGCGCCCCGGAGAGCTTAGGCGCATTCGCCTGAGCGTCCTTCACTACGGACTGCGCAGCTTCGTTGCCGACCAGGCGAAGCGCCTTCGGCGCATTCCTGTCCAGCTGGCGGAGTGACCGGTTGAATTCGGCCAATCCCGTGATCTTGATTGGGTCTGTCGCAATTGCCACTCCGGTCACCCCCTCTTGTTTGCCAGCTCTGTTGCCTGCGCCTTGCGGGCGTAGAACATCGACCAGTGCACGAACTCGTCGTTATCCATCTGGCGCAACTGCGCCACTGTCATCTTCAGTTCGCTAGCTAGGAAGTACTCGAATTCCAGCTCGCTGTCATCCGCCAGCGCTTTTGTATGCCGCCTTCGCGGCACGCTCCTTCAGGCCGCTGATCTCCATCACCTTGTCGGTGACGTCCTCGATCTCCATCTTGTCGTCGTTCTTCTGCCACTGGCCAACTTCGGCCTCGGTCAGTTCCGGGTCGACCATCGCGTACGCAAGAAGCTTGCGTTCGAACTTTCTCGGATCCTTCTCATTGAGTCCGCGCAGGATCAAGATTTCGTCGCGGGTGAGAGGGCGGACCTTGACTACATCCCCCTGAACCGGAACTTCCGCAACCTTCGGGCCTTGGCGCTTATCGATCAGCTTTGACTTGTCCATGGTTAAGCCGCCTGGGGGTCGTTGTCGACAGCGCCATCAATGGTCAGCTCGCACGTCCACGTCACGTAGTCGCCGGCCGGAGAACTTTCGTTGTAGGCGCCCACAACCACCGTGCAGGACTTCTGCGGCTTGCCAGAACCGGTGCCCTCGATCTGGTAGATGAAGGGCGCCTTTGTGGCGAGAAGCGGTTCGAGCGCAGTGCCCGGACCGGTAACCGCGGTGGTGTCGTAGTAGCCACCAATGGTGATGGTGCCGCCCTTCAGGCCAGGGTCATGGGCCTTGTCATCAACGCCGTAACCGGTCGTCTCGTGCACGTCCGCGGAACGGTTGAATGTGGTGCTGTTGGTGTAGCTGCTGATGTCCACGGAGTTCAGCTTGACTACCGTGTCCTTACCGTGCTGTCGCGCCATTGTCCCTATGCTCCTTCGCCGGAAACGTCTACCTCGAACATTGCTCCGAGGTACCAAAAGCCACCGAATTTGACCTTGCCGAATCCGGCCGATTTCACTCTCAGAGTGTCGTAGGCAACATTCGGTGTTGCCTCTAGTGCCTGCTTAATGCTGTCGTCACCTGAGCCGTTGGCGTACTTCGCCAGCTGTGTGGTTGCGTTCTTGGCATCAACCTTGGCTACCGCAACGGTGACAAAGAGCGTCATCGAGTCTGAACCGCGGCCGTACGACTCGTCGAAGACAATCCCGTCCGGCAGCTCGACACATGCGGCTGGCGGGCTAATGCTGTCGGCCGTGTGCGGGAACACCTTCAGTCCGGAGATTTCCTCCAGCTTGGTGCCCATCTCGGCCATGACGGATTCCAGATTCATCCCAGCGCCCACTCTCTGCGCCGGTACTCCCTGAGCATTACCGCGGCATCCGGGTCAATCTTCGCCAGCAAGCGCAACCCGCCTGACTCGCCCGACTCGGGAGTTCCGGCTATGCCGAAGGCGGCAACCTTGCGGGTGAACACCCGCGCACCCTGCAAGAGGGTGGCTGTCTTGACCGACACCGGAACGTCCGTCCAGCCCCACAGGGCGGTCACGGCAACCTCGCCCTCCGCGCCGCACAGTTGGCCGTTGACGCTCTCCGGGAGCACCAGGTGGGTCCAAGGCTGCCCCTCCTGCGCTGCGTTGAGAGGGAGCTTCTGGGAGTCCGTGACGGCATCGGCGAACGAGCCACTACCGTCCAAGTCCAGGTTCACGGCCAGGCCCGTGACGGTCTGGAAATCGTCGGTGGTGAGCACCCACCGGCCACGGCGACGTGACCAGCGGGGCGTGTAGAACCTTTGCTCTGGCGCAGCAACCTTGCCGAACTGGCGGAGCCCGCCCGCGTGACAGTGACGGTCGACTGCCCGGGAGGCAGCCGCCACGGCGAACGGAAGTCTCGTGTCCGTCTCGTCGGCCTCGATCCAGTCAGCAAGCTCAGCTACCGTTACGTACGAGGGCTTCCATGCCATGACGGCTACCTCCCTTCAGGACTCGCGGGTGACTCAACCGCTTAGGCGGTCGTGTCGTAGATGACCTGGCGCACGCCGCCGATGTCGGTGTTGGCGAACGCCTTGTAGCCGAAGATCGCGATGTCGACCATGGCGACCGGGGCGTAGCCCCCGGACGCGTCCGTGCCGGCGAACTCCAGGCGTTCCGGGGCGGAAGCCCAGCCGTGCACGGTCTTCGGGTCGAACAGCCAACTGTTGTTGGGGCTGCCCGCGGTCGAGGCCAGAGCGTGCGAAGGAACACCGGTCACGCCACCCAGGTCCAGCGTCACGAACCGGGAAGCCGCCCGACCGTTCGCGTCGGTCGGGTTGATCTGCGCGTACAGCTTGCGGCCGTTGCCGTCTACCGCGGCCACGAACTTCTTGTACAGCTCCTTCTCCAGGGCGAACGCCTCGAAGTCGTAGCCGCGCGCGAACTGGAGTTCCGCCAGGGCCGCATCCCACGCGGCAGCCAGCACGTCATCCGCAGAGCCGGCAGCCAGCGTGATGTCTGTCGCAGCGGTCAGGGTGTTGAGGAACGTGCCGGAAGCCGTCTCCAAGCCCTCGCGCCACCCGCGAACCATCTGGTTGTAGACCAGGTTGGACACGGCCGGGTTACCGCCCATGGCCCACACCTCGCGCGGGATGGACGCCTTGCCGGACAGCGCGGTCGGGGTGACCGTCTGCGAGGTGGTGACGAAGTTGCCGGAGGTCGGCTCAGTGCCTTCGGTGTGGTCCTGCACCAGGCCGGAGCTGGAGCTGTACTTGGGGAAGGTGAAGGGCTGGACACCGTTGGGCGGGGCGCCCTTGTTGACGAAGTCCCACAGCGGGGTTCGGTAGTCGACCTGGTCGACGTACATGTCCGGACGCTGGATTGCCGGGTTCAGCTCATTGACGTCGCCGGACTCCACGGTGAAGCGAGCCTTGATCAAGCCCATGACCCGCTTGCCTGCGTCCGTGTCCTGGCCGTACTGGTCGCCCGCGCGGAGCATGTCGCGGATGTCCGCGGAGAACTCGTGATCGCTCTGGACGAACCGGTTGCCACGGTCGAAGCGGTAGGGCAGAGGCTCGCTGGTGACGGACGCGTTCAGGCGAGTGGGGTTGACCACCTGGCGCTGCGGCTGCTCTGCGGGCTGCTCGTCCTCCGACGCGGCAGGCTTGCCCTGCGCGGCGAACTTCATCAGTTCGGCGAACTGGTCAGCGCTCAGCGTCACCGCAGGCGCCTCGGGGGTGGTGGCCGTGCCCGCCTCGGGGGTCTGGCCGTTGACGGACTCGGTCATGTTCGTTCCTTCGGTCAGGCTCGCAGCCACACGCGTGACACGAGCGTCATCAAAGGCAGGCATCGGGGTTAGCGATGTCTCCTTCAGGTCGCCTCTCCGAACGAGACGGCCAAGCTTGTTTCGAGGGTCGGGAATGGTGTCCGCATCGAAATCGAAATCGACACCAACGGAGAGGCCATCCAGAACTCTGTCTTCAGCGAGTTCCAGTGCGCGGTCACCCTCGGGGCCACGAGCAACCTTGAATCGAGCCTTCAGGCCGCGGGCCGTTTCGGTGATGCTCTCGGCGACACCAAGCGGCTGCTTGAAATCGTGGTCGCGGAGCAGCTTCACGCGGCTCACATCCGACCACCTGACGGAGCCCTGCTCGAACCGGAAACCCTTCGCGGACTTGCCGTAGGGCAGGATCAAACCCTCAATGATCCGCTTGCCCTTGTCGACACTGAATTCCTCAGTGCCGGCATCCACGAAGGTCAGCTTCGGCGCCTGGTCGAATGTCTCGGTAACCGTCTCGTCAGATGCCTCTACGGCCGCAGGCGCCGGACCGGAACGGGCGGGAAGCCCTTCGGCCTCGCGGATGTCGGTGTCGTCCATTACACCCATCTCTTTCATCGCCTTGTAGTAGGCGACGCGCTCAGTCGGATTCGACTTCATGTAGTCGTCCAGGTCGAGCACCACGCGGTGTCCAGGACGCGTCACGTCACCCATGGAAAGGCGGTCGGTAATCGCCCGCATGTAAGGCGACTTCACGTCATTGATCTTGTCAATGCGTCGGTCTACCGCATTCGCGTAGGTGCGGCTGGTGGTGCTCACGCCCAACTCTTCAGGGTCAAGGCCCATCGCATTCGCCACGTCTAGGGCCGCCTGCTGTTGCAGCTCCACCAGCTGGAGATCGGCCGGCGTCGGCTGCTCCACCGTGTTGTACTTGACCGACGCTGGGATGAAGGCGGTAGAGCGCGCCTTGCGGGCGCTACGCCACTTGTCCAGGAACTCCGCAGTCTCTTCCGGGGTTAGCTCTTCGGCGTTGTCGGCCGGGGTGAAGTAGTCGAGCGGTCTCGGGTCGTCCGCGTACAGCCTGGCCATCTGGTCTAGGAGAATGGCGCGCTTGATGGCGCGGCCACCAACCTTCAGAACGGCAGGGTTGGGGCTGTCGAACCGGATGATTTCAGATGCCGAAACCTTTTTCCCGTCCACCCAGACAACGGCGCCGCGGGGGTCCTCACCGGCCGGCAGCGGTGACGGGGAATGGCCACCAGGCGGATGCAGAGAGACGATGTCAGGGTCAAGCCGCTGGCACTTCGTGGGGAATCCGTCACGGTCAGCTTCGAGGATCTTCCACCACGCGACGGACTCAAATACCAAGTCCTCCACGGTCTGAGCCAGGGTGACCACGTTGGGCACATCCGGGTCAATCTGCTTGAACAGCGGATTCGCGACCTGGTTGTTCGACTCGTCCAGCTGCTTAATGGGCAGGGACGAGATGGAGCACAGGAGATTCCGGCCACGCTGAACCGTCGGCACGCTGAGTGCCTCATCACGTCCGACACGTGGGTTAGCTTCGACGCCCCGCATAGCCGCAAACATGAGGTCGAGCGGCATTGGGGCAGACTCGGAGAACGTCTGTGTCGGGGCGCTGGTCGTGCGCGTAAGCCAGTTCCACAACCCCATGTAGATATTGTTTCAGACGCGTTTTAGCTATCCTGACCTGCGACAATGAGCCTGGGCTTTCCGATTGAAGGCGGAAGGGTGCGCGCCAAATGCGTGGCGGTAGCCGCCGAATACGATGCGTCGATAGGTGCCGAGCCCTGACGGGCATACACCCACGCGTCGCCGCGCAGCAATTTCTGAGCAGCGAAGACGTGCTGATTCAGGAGTGGGTCGTCCGGGTGCTCGACCTCTTCGGCCTGGACCAACTCCGCGAAGCCCATACAGACCGCGGGCACCTCGCTCCTGATGGCGTCCACGGTCACGCCAGGGGGCCACTTGGCACCGGTCAGTTGAGCGGCTACGGCCGCCGCGGGACCTGCCGGCAGCCAGCCCAGAGCACGGGGCCTGAGCTTGCGAACCAGGGCCGGGAGGTCTGCGCGAAGCTGCTTGGTGCAGTCAGGCCCACTCCAGGTCTTCACGACCGCCAGGCGGACCTTGCCGTCCTTCAGGGCAGCCGCCGTCAGCGTGGCGTGCCTGCCATCCAGGGACACGTCCAGGGCCAGCGCGAGGCGCGGGCGTAGACCTTCCATCCAGTCAGGGCCGGCGTCGGGTACGGCACACAGCTTCCACTTGCCGGGGTCAATCGCGGGATTCAACTGGTGGACCCTCATGCACATGTTCTCGATCTTGAACATGGCCAGCTGCTCACCACCCGCAGCCTTCGCGCGGATGGCATCACCGATCAACGCGTCCAGCGGGTTACGGCCGGAGGGATGGTTGAGGTTCGGGTTGGCTTGCGCCAGGGCCTGCACGTCGGTCGGGTCAGAGCCGTCCGGGGCGCTCCACTCGAACAAGCCCAACCGAGGATCACCCTCGCCAGTCTCGATGAACTCCAGTGCGCTCGTGCGCAGGGAGTCCAGTACCACGGCACCGTCATCGCCTTGGTTGCTCAGGAGGACAATCTGCGCGTCCGGCACAGCGTTAGTGGTGAACGCTGCGGCGCTGTACGCCACCCAATCCTTCAGTTGGCGTACCTCATCCATCACCAGGCGGGACACGGTGAGGCTTCGGCCAGCGTTCGTGTTGGCCGCTGCGATCTTGTAGCGGGTGCCATGTGTGGTGATGAACTCCTGCTCACCGTTGGCGCGGCGGATGTCCGCGACCTCATCAGCCAACAGGGGCGACGACTGGGACATGTCTACTACCGCCTCGAACACCTCTTGGGCGTAGTTGAGCTTCGAGGAAGTACCCAGCACCGTCGGCCTGTAGCGGGTGCCAGGCAGGTCCACGTGCAGCCAGAAGGAGGTCAGAACCTTGGCGAAGTGAGTCTTGCCCTGCTGGCGGCTGATCAAGATCAGCAGGACGCGAAAGCGTGGCCGACCGTCCATCAACAGTTCCCCGCCATGGATCGCTAGCCACTCTTGGTACTCGTCGAAGGGGCAGTCGATCTCACGGGCGTATTCGATCAGGTCGTAGCCGTACGTCGCGTCAGGATCCGAGAGGTCACGAAGCGGAGGAGTCCACAGGCGCGGCACCGTTAGCCCGCGCACGTCGCTTGGCTCGGAGTTCATCGAGTCGATTCCCAGGGGGTGCACCCTTCCCACCTCCCTTGCCCAGCACCGCGGCACGCCCCTTAGGCGTCATGCCCAACGACTCCAGGACCGACAGCAGTAGCGGACCCTCCTTCACCAGGTCTGCGTTCTCGCTGTCCAGACGGGCCGCGTAGAGACGCGCCAGTGCCACGGCGGCAGCGTCCTCAGGCTTCCTGTCAAGGGCGGCCAGGGCCGCGCTCAGGGCCTCGGTGAGGGTCGGGTCAGTCACGGCCGTGACCTGCGCAGACTCGCGGAGAGAGAGAAACCAGGGCCGAGGTGTTCGTGGCTGCTGCCCGCCCGGGAAAAACGGTCACACTCGGCTTCATTCTCGTCACCATCTCGTGAACACTTTGTGTGGCGGCTCGTACTTCATTGGGTCACCAACGTGGCGGTTGCAAGCGGCGCAAACCGCTTCGAGGTAGCGCGGGTCATCCCCATTGGCCTTGCCTAGCTTGTGGTGAACTTGCGCGGCCTGGCCTGTGCACACCTTCGGTATTGCCAGCTGGCACATGCCGTCATTGCCACCCTGCGATTTCGGTAGCGCATTCTGGGCGAGGACGGGTACCCGCATCTTGCGCCATTGGCGCGTGGATCCCCCAGCCCACGCTTTGCTCATTCACAAATTGTCCCAAACGGGATATGCCCTATCCGGCTTGTGCTTGGCGCCTGAATGGCACCACGTTGTCCGTGGTCTGTATCGGCCGTAGTCCGCCCCTACCGTCCGGCTCTGCCGGTACTTCCGTCACGTGTAGGCAGTAGCCCAGCTTGGCTGGGTTGCCCTCGCAGGGGCAGGCAGCGGTGCTGCCACATACCAACGTGGTCCACTGGGGCGAGGCTTTGGCGGTTGCCTCGCCCGCAGGTGAGGCCGGGGCCTCACGCTGGGACTTAAGACCAGGCTGGCCGCCCAACGGGTGGGCCTGCCCTGGTTTGGATGAATCCCGCCCGGTGCCGGATTCATCACGCGCTTGCGCGTGTGTACTAGTACCAGTAACCGGACCGTCTTTGAACGGTCCGTCTTTGAGAGGACCGTCTTCTAGTATCGGCTCGTTTACATCCCCTGAACTTTCATGCCGTGAAAACGATCGTGTGATATGACCTGCGGAAACCTCAGGCTCGGCGGTGACGGACCACTCATACCGAAACTTGCCGCGGCCCATCGAGTACCGCTTGCGAGTCAGGTAGCCCTTCTTCTCCAGGCCCGCAAGTGCCTTGGCGCGGGCACCGGCACTGTCCTCGAACGGTAGCTTGTCTACCCACTCTCGGACGTTGTCCCACCCATCTGGCGGCAGTGAGAGAAGTGCGCACAGGATGGCGTGCTCCAGAGCCGTTAGCCGTACGGGCCAGTCGCCCCGGAGGAGCGAGTTGGGTAGCGGGAGCCACTTCCCGTCGTCCAGGTCGAACGCGGGCCTCGTGATGGACACGAGGGTGGCGTTCTGCCCCTTCTCGCTCACGCCGCCTCACCACGCTTCGGCCGTGCCGTCTCGTGACATGCCTTGCTGATGTAGCCGAGTTCGCGAGGGAAGTCGGCTCTGATCTCTGCGCCGGCCTCGAACGGCTTCGGGCACCGTGAGCACCGACCTGGGTAGCTGGCCTTGAACCAGTCGCCAAGCAACGGTTCACCCTTGGGCTTCGCGTTCTGCTCCAGCCGGCGCTTCTCGCGCCGAACATCTTCGGCGTACAGGTCTGGGGTGCGGCAGTGGCCGCAGTCGGAGGGGAACAGGTCTGAGCGCTCACAGCGTTCCACGGCCGCGGTCATGCGGCATCGCCGACAGCCCGCCTACGGCGCACCTGAGCCGAGCGGAAGGCCATCTTCTGGTAGTGCGCAATGCGCAGGTTCTCCGCGCACTTGGCGCGCTGAACAGGGTCGGTGATTTCGGCCGGCACCAGAGCCTCAAACCTGGCATTCGAAGCCCTACGCATCTTCTCGGTAGCGGCCTTTCGGTCCGCCTCGCGAGCCCAACGGGTATTCGCTGCGATGCGGGCACGCAGAGTTCGCTCTTCTGGGGTAAGCAACGGGGGACACTCCGAACGTGATCGTGCGAACAGGAGTGCACTTCGTTCGGCGATGCCTGCCCTTGAGCCCTACGCCCCGTCATTGTCGGGCGCGCTCTCCGGTGTCTTACGGCGGTGCCTGGACCGTGCCGGTCCGTACACCAATGACGGTAGCAAACGGCTTTTGCATACCCCAGACAAACGTGTCAAGAGTATGGAGACGCACGTCACACGTGATTTGTCGTGACTTCGATCTTCCCGCGTGCTGCCTACACGCGGTCACCGCGGCGCAGGCGCCGGGCGCCCTGCTCCGCTCTCAGATCAGCCGCGGACGCGCCGTAGCGCTCCAGCATGGCGTCGGAGGACCAGCCAGCCAACCGCTTCAAGTCGCGTTCCTGTCCGCCGGACACTAGGAAGTCGTGGGCGAAGGTATGGCGGAACCGGTGCGGGTTGACGTGGCCGATGCCGGCCTGTTCGGCGCGTAGGCGCACCAGTTCCCGCGCACCGTCGGTGGTGAGCGGCCCCCGCTCCCCCAGGAACAGGGCGTCCTCATGCGCCCACCGATGCTTGCGCCGCTCCCGCAGGTAGCGGTCCAGGGCACGCGCTGTCCGCGACGAGAAGTAGACCGGCCGTGTCTTGCTGCCCTTGCCGGTCACGAATCCGATCTCGCGGTCCAGGTCCACATCCTTGACCTGGAGGCCGCACAGTTCCGCCACCCGAATGCCACAGTCGAGCATGAGCCGGATGACCGCCTCATCACGGCGGTAGTAGAACGGGCTCCGCTTGGCCCCCGAGTTGTCCTTCGGCGGTCGACACGCCTTGACCAGAGCGGTCAGGTCATCATCGGACAGCACCGGCACGGGCTTGGCGGGGACGGTGGGCACCTCCAGGCCCGCCATGGGGTGGCCATCCAACTCACCTTCGGCGACAAGCCAGCTCCCGAACCGGTGCAGGCCCTTCCAGCGTGTGCGGGCGGTGCCAGGAGCCCACCTCTCGGCACCATCCGCTAGCCACTGCACGATGTCAGCACGGGTGAACTGGGCCAGCGTGGTCGACTGTCCCCGGCCGACCAGCCAGCGGCTGTAGTCGGTCAGAGCCTGCTGATAGACGCGACAGGTCGCCTCGGACTTTCCCTCAGCGCGCAGGTGTCGCCGGAACGATGCCGCAAGGTCGGACAGCTGCTCAGCCATGGACCTAGGTTATCATGCGAGCGTGCTGTATGCTCGCACTCAACAACTCCATAGAGGTGCCATTTCAGCTGGTAGATGGCCGCGCCTTCGACGGCTGGACCCGCTTGGGCTCGCCCGGCATCTTCGGGTTATCAACCTGTTATGCGCTGTGCTGACCTGCGGAAACTGAGGTCAACGACGTACCCTGTGCGGCTAGTTATCAGGTGAATTTTGGCACCTCTTCGATCTTGAGAAGAGGACCAGATGGCCACCGTATCGATGATCTACATGATCCTGCACAACGGGCTCTGGTACCTGGTCGAGGTCGAGCATGGACGCGCTCGCCTCTACCAACTGGAAGTCAACCCACCCACGATCACGTGGCGGGACTGCCCGGACGGCACTACCCCGGTGATCAACGTAACACCAACCGAACGCGACGCGACGAACTGAGACAGCAAGCGGCCCCCGGTGGTGTTGCGAGCACCAGCCAGGGGCCTAGATCCACTGGTGAAGGAGTGGACCGTGAACATTGATACCACATTCGAGGAGATCGTTGACTGCCTGGACATGTTCTGGTGCCCCAGGTGCATGGCCGTGGCCTACGGCCGCGAGGCCCAGCACTGGACGTTCGGCATCACCAACGAGGCGTTCGACTCCATTGACTGCGTGTGTCCCGACTGCGTGACCGAGGCAGACCTGACGAACCCCGAGGTCCAGAGGTGGATCAACCAGCGCTAGGAAGGCGAGACGATGGCACGAGGCAAGTGGAACACCAGTTTCAGGGACAAGGCGAAGGCCCAGTACCAGGCTGACCAGACGGCAGCCGCCATCGCGGCGACCAACGACCAGGTGCGTCAGGAGGCGTGGCAAGCGGGGTACGCGGCGGGCTACCAGGCAGGCCGTGACAGCGTGCTCGGATCCCAGCAGCCCCCGCGTCCGTAGCATCCGCGCTACGCGTTCAGCAGCCCTCGGTCACTCTGGCCGGGGGCTGCCTGCCGTCCTGGCCTGTAGCCGCACGGTGCGGTGGAGGGAGTCGCGAAGTCCTTGATGGCCGCAACGACCGGACCCAGCGCGTGAAGGTCCCACTGGTCACAGTCGTCGGCTAGCTGGATCGACCAATTGCCGGATCCGTCGTTCGAGAAGCGTGCGATGTACTGAGTCATTCGTCCGGATCTTCCTCCGCGTTCCGCGGGATTGCGTTGATTTGATCACGCAGCTTGTCCACATCCCAGCGGTACCGACCGGACGGCAGGGTGAGGTCCGGCTTGATCAAGCCGGCAGCTACGTAGCGTTGAATGGTTCGACCGGAGATGCCTAATCGCTTGGCAGCTTCCGTGGTCGTCACCAGCTCCTCACCCGTCATGACCTGCACCTTAAGACGTCAGAGTGCGCCAAACGGGTGAGCTGTCGTGACAGTCACTCATTGTCGTGCTAAGTCAGCTCTTGTCGCCATTGTCGCCAACAGTCGTCTATAGTCGCCCTATGTCCGACCTGCGCTGGCTCGTCTCCTGGGATGGGCACATGCACGCGTTCAAGCGGGAGCAGGCCGCTGCGGACTTCGCGGTCGTCGCCCTGTGCAAGCACATCGCGCAGACCAAGACCGTGAAGGAAGGCCAGGCCCAGCAGTGCTTCGGGTGCCTGGTCGCGATGGGTGAGAGCCTGTCCACTGACGACAGGTGGCGCTAGACGGGGTAGAACACCCCGTCCACCAGGAAGTGCTTGCCCACCCATATCCACAAGCCCAGCGCCAGGAACCAGGCCAGGTCTACCGACTGGAACACCGGCCGTAGGTGCGCCGTCAGTTCGTTGCCCTTGAACCAGATGAGGCTGTACGCCTCCCAGCCGGCGAAGAACAGGATCCAGGCCACCCAACCTAGGGTGAGGTGGTCCCAGCGCCAGGCGGCCCAACTGGAGGCCATCATGAGGCACCTCCAGATCGGATCCCCCACGCGGCCAGGATCACGCCCGTGATCGGGCTGGCCAGCACCGCCATCCAGAAGGACCAGCCGCGGGCAGTGCGCCTGTCCAACTTGGCGTCGAGCGCGTTCATACGCCAGGTGGCTACCGCGATGTGCGTGTCCACCTTCTTGTCGACCGCCACCAGCAGGTCATAGATCTCGTCATTCGACTTGGCCATGACTAGGGCCTCTTGCCTCTGGCGCGATGTTCCTCAAGCGCACGTGCCGCTTCGTCGAACGTACCGCCGTCGCACGTCACCTTCCCGCAATGGCAGCGGGAGTAGTAGGTACCCGGCACCCACGCCTCCGGCCGGGCACGGTCGTAGGTGTCGGTGAGGACCGCCGTGGTGTCTGGGCCTTCGTAGTTGCACAAGTAGGACATGGCCATGGTGTTCTCCTCTTAGTCGCGCAACCACGTGCCGTTGAACAGCGGTTGGTCGCCCAAACTCGCCACCGACGTGTTAAGCGCGCCGCCGCTGCTCTGGAACGTCTGTGCGCGGAGCACGTCATTTAGCGCGCACTGGACATACTTGGTGGGGGTCGCCGCGGATGCGATGCCGGCCGCCGAGACTATGGTTTCGATCTTTGACGTGCCCTTGATCGTGTTCGCGTCGGCCGTGCCGTTCATCGTGAGTCGGCACGCCCGGATACCCGTGGCGTTGAGTGCGTGGCTGGACTTGGCACCGGTCGAGAACAGGCCCGGCTGATTGATCACAACGGTGTCACCACTGGCCGGGTGCATGTTCCCGGTGTCCGCGTCTTCCTCGGTCCAGTTCAACGTTGTCCATGTGATATTCGGGATGCTCTGCGCGGTGCCGCGCGACAGGTCCCAGACGGGGCCGCCCGTGAACACCACCCACGCGGATCCGGTGTAGCGCCACAGCCGTGTGTCGGTGGTGTTGAACACGAGCTGGCCTGCGAACGGTGCCCCGATGTCCGATGTGGACGACACCACGGGAACGCTCGACTCGTTGAGCTTCTGCGCGGTGAGCGTGGTCCCCGCCGTGAACTGCTGTGTGAGGGACATGGCTAGGTTCCGATCTTCGGTCGCAGGTAGTACGGCCGGTACAGCGCAACGGCGGTACCGGAGGTCTGGGCCTTGACGACGCCGTTCACCGAACGGGTCACGGTGAGGGTCTGCGGGGAGCTGGTGCCAGTGACCGCAGTGACGGTCATCCGCTCCCCGCCTACGGTGATGTCGAACGGCACGTTGGCGCCACCCCACAGGCCGTTGGTAGTGGCCACTGAGAGGCTCGTAGCCGTACTAGTGGCCCCCGACGCCAGTACGGCGTTGTCGGAGTCCACGCGCATTGCCGCAGAGCCAGTCAGCTGGCGGTACGGGTCGGCCGGCACCGTCGTGTACGTCATGGTGTGAAGCGACTCGTTGAACGTCTCGGTGTAGCCGATCACCCGAAGGTCCACCGGGTCATAGATCCCCAGCACTTCCAGGTCGGTGATCTGGAAGGTGGCGCCCGGGTCTGAGAGGTTGTTCATGGTGTTGGACGCGTCAAGGTCTGCCAGCTTGTGCAGGTAGCGGGTCACCGACGGGAACCGGGGACCTGACCAGGTCCCGCGGGCAAGCAGGAACGCTGCGAGGTCCGATCCCTCGGACAGCGACGCACGCAGGTTCGTGTCAACCTTCGTGCTGTACAACCCAACCTGGTCGACAGACAGGTCACCGGTCAGCTTCGTGGCGAACTGATCGTTACCGTCCACATTGGCCACCGTCACGTCGTTGATGGTGTAACGGTCGTCTTCCACGTGCTCGGTCTCGGGCACAATCTCCGTGAGCGGGATAGTCATCGTCGGAGTGGAGTAGTTCTGCGACGCGACAGGGTGTAGGCGCAGTTCTGCCGCCTCGCGAGACTCGATCAGCAGACCTGAACACGTAGCCGTCATCTCGGAGGCGTGCTCTAGGAACGTCTTGTCGTACTGGGTTCCCATCTGCGGCCCTTGACCGCTGATGTTGTTGACCGCCACGCCAACCTCGCTCGCCAGGCGGTACCACCGCGTGCCCACCTGTTCGATGCCGCCCGTTCGGTAGCCCCCGGCAGCGTTGCGGAACGCAGACATGCCAGTACTTCCCGACTGACCGAGGGCGGCGAACACCGAACCGACCGCTACCGGATCGGTGCCGGTACCGGTGGCAGTAATGGTGATGGAGCGAACCTCGGAGAGCCGCGGCGCAGTCGCGCCGTTGGTCGAGGTCGAGTCCAGGCCCAGCCCGAACCGGGCGATCGAGAGCCGACCAGCGGTACCAGCCCCGTCGACTGCCTGTCGCAGCATGATCAGCAGGGGGCTAGACGTCCATGCGCCA